TGTTTTAAAACTTGTTGTTCAAATATTGGATATTCGCCGCCGTATTCTGTTTCCTTACCTTGAATTTCTAAATGATATTCAATTGTTTCGTAAATATCTTTGATGCTATATTGTGAATAGCCAAATGTTCCGCCGCTCATGGTAATCTTTTTTTACTTTTTGGTGAACATCCAAGCCAAAAACTGTTAAAAAATTGCTTTCGCTTCCATCCTTTGACTTTAAATTCATCTAATGTTTTTTCGCATATTTGCTTCATTACATCATCGTCACATTCATAATCTAAATACTTTATGACTTTTTGCCCTATATCGTTAGTTTCGGCTTCAGCTATTAACTGGTCGAAATCTGCGGGCGGTTCGCTAACAGCATAAACGCGTCTATAAATTTCTAAAAGTATTTCGTAATCTGTTAATTTTTTCCTTGGCATTGTTCAAATTTTTTAAGGTAATTTAATGTGCTTTGTTTTTGATGTCCATTAGGGCCGCCGTTCCACATTCGTGCAAGTTCACGGTAATTAGGATATTTACCGTATTTTTGTGCGTAGGTATAACAATGAACGCCCATAGCTGCCCAGAATACGCGTTCAGCCTTTACTGAATCAAACATATCTTTGTGCTGATAATTTAGTAGGTCTTGTAATCCCGAACCTTTAACACAAACGGCGTGCATCTGATACCTGCCAAAAGCCCTGCCGCTATCGCCTATTAAGCTGTCGGTGTTTAGTGTTTCAATATGTCCGATAGCATTTATAAAATCGCTGTCAGTATCGCATGTGTCGCGTGTTATGTAAACGGTTTTGATTATTGTTTCGGGTTCTGTTTTGCAACCAAATAAAACGGCTACTAAAATAATATATGCTGTTAATTGTTTCATTAGAATAGTGTTAATTGGTTGTTTATAAAAGTAATTTCATTTTCAGGAACTAAAAACTGTTTGTAGCCAAAATCAACACTATACCATGTTATAGTTTTTGTTCTATTTTGAAAACCTATATATCTTATAATTCCTTGTATTATTTGACCATCATAGTCTTTATATAATACGCTGTTTCCTATCATACTAACTGTTTTTTTTCAACGGGTATAAAGCCAGTGCCTGTGCCTTCATTACCCATCATTTTTAAAAAATCAATTTCTACTTTTGCTGAATGAATTATTGTGTCTGCAAGTTTTGATATTGCCTTAGCTTTTGCAGTTTCTTTTTCAACATCGGAATCATCATCCATTAGCTTTTCAATTTGTTCGAATAGCAAGTTTCTAAGGTCTTCAATTTTGTTTCGTGCCATGTTTTTTGATTGCTTTATTAAGTTTTTTTAATGCTCTAATTGCTTTTTGTAATTCTATTGGGAATCTGTGCATCGTGTTTAATTTCATGTTTTCAGCACAACTTATTAGCATTAGATTTTCAATATCGTAATGGTTTAATGTCGGATTTTTTACCCTTATTACATGCCCTTTAGGTACTTTGCCATGTACTGATTCCCATATCAAAACTTGTTTTCTTATCCATTCATTATTGGCTACCTTAACAAGTAAAAATTTGTCTTTGCTGTCTATTCTAGTATCATTTATTTGTCTTGTATTGTGCGGTTTGTTGCCTTTTTTAAAACTAGTAACGTTTGCACCCATGTAGCCTTTTTTGCCTTTATTCCATGATGTTTGACCTTTTTGAAATCTATATTTATTTCCAAATTTTCTAAGCCTTTCTTTATCTAATTCTTTTAGCTTTTTTAGATGTTCATCAGATTTTTTAAGACCTAAAAGATTAGCTTGCGAATATATAGACCTTTCAGAAAGTTTCAAAATTTCGCATAATTCTTTTATAGTTTTATCTGAATAGTGCTGTTTTAATAATTCTATTTCGTGCGGTTTCCATTTAGTGCCCATTTCATTTTCTTTTAGTTTTATAAAATTCGTTCCATTTTCTAAGCACAGCAGCTTTTAAGTCATCGTGGTTTATAGCGTTTAAACCATGTTTTTTATTTATATCTGAAATAGAACCTTTGTCCTTTAAAACCCTACTTTCAAATACAAAATAAACCCATTTGTCTTTATGTCCGCGCTGTATTTTTAACTGCCATAAGTCTTCAAGTGTTCGGCTTTTTGCCTGTTCAGTACGTTTAAATTTCAATAGTTCGTCAAGTGTTGTTTCATCTTTTACGGCAACGCCTGCAACCTGTTCTATTTCGCTAACCTTTACAGGTTCAACAAAACCGCAATAAGGACATGCAGCGTGTGTTTTTTCATAAGTCCTAAAGCATTCTGTACAATCTTTGTATTCATTATCAATCTGTTCATCTGTATCTTTTCGTTTTCGCTTTTGCATTCCTTCCAATGTCCATTCCCTTGTCATTAGTGGATGCCCGTGTAGTTTTTGATTGCCAACGTGGTCAAGTATTAAACAGCGGTCTTTGCCTTCCATTGGTCTTAAACCGCGCCCAACAATCTGTAAATATAAACTAAGCGACATTGTACGTCTAAGCATTCCAACAACTGATACGGCTGGTATATCTGTGCCCTCCGAAATTAAGTCGCAAAACGTTAATATCTGAATATCGCGAATCGCGAACTGCGATATAATATTTTTTATTTCGTTTTCGTCAAAGTTTCCATTTATGGAAACCGCCTTAAAACCTGCTTCATTAAACGCCGCTGCTACATTATCAGCATGTTTAATATTTACGCATGAATAAATTGCAGGTTCGCCGGGTGCTAACCGTTTATATTCTTCAACTGCATTGCCCGTAATTGCAGGCTTATCCATTTCCTTAAATAAGTCATCAGCTTTGTATTCACCGTTTTTATCTTTTTTAATCTTAGTAAAATCTGCCAACGGTTTGAAATTGTAATATTCAGGCATTACTAAATTACCCATTTGCACTAATTCAGCAGGTAACGGTCCTAAAACTAAATCAGAAAACACATCCCCTAATCCTTGACCATCGCCTCGCCACGGTGTAGCAGTAACCCCCAAAACATAAACAGAATCCGCGTAAAAATCCAAAATATCCTTCCATGTTCCAGCGTTTGCGTGGTGCGCTTCATCTATAATTAGTAAATCAGGCTGTGGCACTTCATTTAACCGATTCTTCAAACTTTGAACGCTGCAAACCTGTGCAGGTATATAATACTGTTTTGGTCTATTGCCTGCTATAAATCCATGCCTTAAGCCGTATCTTTTGCAACGTTCCGAAATCTGATTAACAAGGTTTTTTTTATGTACTAAGAAATAAACGCGCTTACCTTTGTTCACAGCTTCTAATGCCATATAAATAAAGGTTTCAGTTTTTCCGCCGCCCGTTGGTAATACAAATAAAACTTTTTTATTCCCCTGTTGGTAGCTCCCTCTTATATCGCTTACGCTTTTCAATTGATATGGCCTTAGCTGTATTGTGTTCATGTTCTAATTCGTTAAGCACATTTATTAAGTTTTTATAAAATACCAATGTTTGCGGTTCTATTTTTTTCCAGTGCTCAACTGTTTGCCTTCCTACACCTGCACGCCTGCAAAGTTCCGAAATGCTTATATCTAAGGCATCGCATCTAAGTAATAATTCAGTAAATGTTTTCATAATTTTTTTAATTTTTCGTTCAATTGTGTTGCAAAGTTAAAAACCTTTTTTAAATTTGTGCTATTATTTAATAAAATATTTTTAAAATTTATGACAAACCAAGATTATCACAGTAAAACGAATTACATATCTAAGTCATTATTAGATATGATTCACAAATCACCAGCGCACTATAAGGCTTATCTTGAAGGCGAAAAACAGGAACCAACTTCCGCCATGATATTAGGTAGCTTAGTGCATGGTGTTGTATTTAACCAAAACAATTACGCTGTATTGCCCGAAGGATTAGACCGACGCACAAAAGAAGGTAAATTGATTTATGACATGTTTATGTTAGCTAATAAAGGCACAGAACTAATAGTTACACATGAACAGTACGAACATGCTTTAAATATTAAAAACGCTGTTTATAGCCATGATAAGGCAGCACTATTATTACAGAACGGTCAAGCCGAAACATCTATATTTGGTAAAATTGAAGGCTTAGATGCTAAATGTCGCGTGGACTTTTTGAATACTAAACATAACGTAATAGTTGACCTTAAAACAACAAATAGCGCCGCACCTGATGAATTTAGTAAATCTGTTTGGAATTATCGCTATCATGTACAGGCCGCGTTTTATATGGACCTTACAAAAGCTGAAAGATTCTTTTTCATAGCAGTAGACAAAGAAAAGCCGTTTAATGTAGAACTTTATGAACTTGACAATGAAGCTATAGAAAAAGGTCGTATCGAATACAAAAAAGATATTGAAACTTTAAAAAAATGCCTTGAAACTAATAACTGGCACGGCTATACAGAAGACAAAAAAATACATATTATTTCATTGCCTAACTGGGCTAAATAACAAACCATGACACAACTAACAAAACTTCCGACACTAAACGAACTTCTAACTGATAACGAAGACAGTCTAAAACAAAACGCACTTACTGTATTATTGAATCAAGACCCGCCTGCTAAGTGGTTAGTTCAGCACCCAATGATTCGCGATTACAAATACATTCCAATTGAAAAAATAGAATATCTGTTAACCAAAATTTATCCGCGTTGGTGGGTTGAAATTCGCAACACTCAGATAGTTGCGAATAGCGTTGTTGTAACTGTTCGCTTACATGTTATAAATCCGCTTACAGGCGAAACAGAATGGCAAGACGGTATCGGTGCCGCACCTGTACAAACTGACAAAAACGCAGGCGCAACCGATTGGAACGCAGTTAAAACAGATGGCGTGCAAAAAGCTGCACCCGCCGCTGAAACTTACGCCGTTAAAGATGCTGCCGAAAAGTTTGGCAAAATATTTGGACGCGATACTGCCCGTAAAGGAAGCATGAATTATACTGATTTGCTGAAAAAATCTGATTTTAATAGTGAATTAGAAAAATAAAAGTGTTATATTTGCATACGTTCTGCAACCACAAAAAGAACTAAAAGATATTAAAAGCCCTGAATGATATAGGTCGTGGTTGCCCTATTGATTTCGGGGCTTACTTTTTTAAAAAAAATATATTATGGAACTTAAAATTAAAGAAGAATTTAAAAAGCTGATTCCACCGCTTACGCCCGATGAATACAAACAGCTTGAAACAAATTGTATTGAAGAAGGTATCCGCGATGCTATTATTACTTGGAATGGCTATATTATTGATGGGCATAATAGGTATAAGATTGCACAGGATTGGCAATTGGGTTATAAAACTATCAGTAAAAATTTTGAAAGTGAATTTGATGTTGTTGAATGGATGCTGGTTAATCAGTTAGGTAGAAGAAATATTACACCTGAACAAAAAGATTATTTGATAGGTAAAAAGTATGAAAATGATAAACAAAGACATGGTGGTCAAATAAAAGGGATGGGACAAAATGTCCTAACCATATCTACAGCTGAAAAACTTGCACAAGAATTTGACATTAGCGATAAACAAGTTAAGAGAAACGAGCAATTTGCTAAAGGTGTTGATAAAATGAATGATGATTTGAAAAACGTTGTATTGCAAGGTAAATCATCTTTAAATAAACAAGACATTCAAATTATTGCTAAAGCTGAACCTACATTTATTGCAACAACAGAAAAGCAAATAATTGAAAAGGCTAAAGAATTAAAAGAACAAAAAGCTCAAGAATTTAAAGCTAAGATTGAGCAAAGAATTGAACAGAAAACTCAAGAACAGCCTATTTCAATTGATGAACAAATATTGTTTGATAAGATAGAACAAGGCGAAACAGTTGTTATAAATATGAATTTACATTTTCATGTTTTGAAATATGCTAAAGACAAAGGTATTTATAAACAAATAGATAGATATTCAGAATTTGGCAATCCGTTTTTTTTAGATTCTGATGGTACACGCGATGAAGTATGTGATGGGTATATTGAATACTTTAAACACAAAAAAAGTTTACATAACAAAGTAAAAGATTTGAAAGGTAAAGTTTTAGGCTGCCATTGTGCGCCTCAAAGATGCCATGGTGACCATTTAAAACAATTAGCAGATGAAAATTAGATTCTTACAAGTTGCTATTGCCCAATGGGAACATAACAACAAATTAAAAGGCACGTTTCATTGTACTATAGGCATAAACTTAGATACATACGAACTTACAAGAATGTACCCGGTAGAAATGTATAAAATGCAAAAACATGGTGTATATGAAGTTACAGTTGAACCAATGACATGCAGGCGCGAAAATAGTTTTAGACCTTTAAAGATTAAACAAGTAGGGTTATTCAAAAAAGAACAAACACAAATGATTCTTAATAAAATAAAACTTACAACTATTGATACTTTAAATTCTAATCATTTATCAATGGGTGTTGTTGATATTACTGATAAAAAAATAATGGTTTTAACTTCTAAAAACTATGTGAATGATTCTCAGTTTGATTTATTTGAAGGTACTGAATATTCAATAAAAGAAAGTTTAAAAGGCAAAAGCTACAGCAATAAACTTTACAAAGATATTCGAATTTTGTACCCTACAGATGAAACTAAACAGGGTTATCGTGATTTAAGTTATAATGAACATCACTTTTTTGTAGGCTTAGAAAAAAACGGTTCTGTACCTGATTATTACAATACAAATGCCTATAATAGAATGATAATTGGTAATTTAAGAAACCATAGAAATGTGTTCATAGGTTTATGTATGTTTAAATCAGAAGAAAATTTATTTACCTAATACTTTGATTTTACAAATTTTTCATCTTACCTTTGCCTCAACGGCGGTTCATCCGCTTAACCGCTGTTCATAAAGTGCAGCGGTTTTTTTATTTGAAATGTTAACAGATGTTACGGCAAGTGTAACACGCAAAACGTTGATAATCATTACATGTTACGCGTTAACAGCTGTTACGGCAAAAACTACGCACATACACACACATACACACGTGTGAAACAATATTAAAACACACACACATATGTGTAGAAAATAGTGTAACATTTGTAACAGTGTAACATACTATGATTATCAATACTTTATATGTTACATTAAGTGTAACAAGTGTTAACAATAATAATATAAATAATAAATAATATAAAATAATAAATAAACTTTAAGATAGATATAGGCTTAAAACGTATTTAAACGGCATTTTAAGGCATTTTTATTATAAAGTGGTATATAGACATCAAAAAGTATTTAAAGTTGCTTAAAACGAAAATAAATAATAAATGGCACGACCTTTAAAGTTTAACGACCCAATAGAATTAGAAAATAAGATTGAAGCATACTTCGAATTTTGCCAAAAACGTACAAAAAAAGAAGTTGTAAAGACACGCGACTATTTTGAAGTTATTGATATGCCAGACCCAATTCCCTATACTGTTTACGGTCTTGCAGATTTCTTAGATTGCGATGCAGACACGCTTTTAAACTATCAAACAAAGGATAGTTATTCGGTAATTATTGCGCGCGCAAAGCATAAAATCCTAACAGATAAGGTAGTTAGGGGCTTAGATGGAAAATCAAATCCTGCAATTACAAAACTATTGTTAGGTTATAACTATGGCATAGTAGAACCGAAGGGCGAAACGCAAGACGACAAAAACATTAACATAAACATTCAGTATCCACCTGAAGCTAAGTAGTGCCGCGTAACATAGACATACAACTGTTTAAGCCGCACACAGGGCAAAAACGAATATTAGATAATAAGCGAAGGTTTAACTGTATTGTTTGCGCCCGCAGATTTGGCAAAACAGAACTTATTACATCGGTTGCATTGCCGCTAATAAGCCCTGCCGTGTTTGAAGGTAAGTTCGTAGGTATCTTTGTCGATGACTTTAAGGACTTTGCGCAGTCATGGAATAAGATAGTAGATACTTATAAGACAGTTGCTGAAGGCGGAATCATTAAACACAAAGATGAAACTTCAAAGATAATGCAGTTTCTTAACGGCGGCGTTTTAGAAGTGTGGTCTATCGGCGATGAAGGGCGAAAAGACAAAGGGCGCGGGCGAAAGTATCACCGCGTTATCTATGAAGAAACACAAAAGATACCGAGCCACATATTAGAATACCATTGGAAAACTGTAAGCCGCCCTACCTTGACTGACTACAAAGGTGAGGCGTTTTTTATTGGTACCGCTGCGGGTAAAGATAACTATTGGTATGAACTATGCCGCAACGGCGCTAAGGCTGGCAACGTTGAAAAGAATTGCTATAATGACATAGATTTGCCACAAAGCGAAAACGGAAGCGACAGTTGGATTACATTCCGAATGGAAACAACCGATAACCCAAACATAGACCCCGATGAAGTAGCCGATGCCAGCCGTGATTTGGACCGCCTAACGTTTGAACAAGAATACAAATCTGTATTTGTAGATTATTCAGGTGAGGCATGGGTTTACGTTCTAAAGGACAAAAGCATACAACAAAAAGTATTTCAGCCTTCAAAAAAAATCAATTGGGAAACAGAACAGATTTATGTATCTTTTGACTTTAACAAGATACCAATGACAGCGGCTGTAATGCGAAAAACTGTTTTACCGCCCGATGTATCGGCCCGTTCACGTTATCGCTATGGCGTGCATATTGTAAAGGAATTTAAAATAGGTAGTGAAGAACGCGGTGAAGCATCAATCTATGACACGTGTCAAGCATTTAGGGAATGGGTATTTGCAGAAACAAATAAGAAAATCGGGCGATGGTCTGATACTGCTATTTATCCATGTACTATTCCACTATTGATTACAGGTGATGCATCAGGTGACCGTTCCGATGGCAGGCAGCGTGTTTCTAAAACATACTACGAAATCATACAAGAAGAATTGCAATTGCCCGCGCGTTTTTTTGTAGTGCCTAAAGCTAACCCCCTACATGCTGAATCGTACGTTCAGACAAACACTATTATAAGCATGTGCCCTGACTTTCAGATTTATGAAGATAAATGCCCAGGACTTCGCATGGACTGTTTGCGTATCAAATCGGATAATAGCCGCCGAATCATTAAAGGCAAAGGCGAAGAAAGGCAGGCTGACTTATTAGACAATTTGAGATACCTACTCAATACATTTTGTCAAGACATTAAATTATAACCCCATGATTTACCGCCCTAAAATTAAAGTACATTCTAATGAAGAAGTAGAATATTGGAAAAACCTAATAAATGAAAAGCGCCGACAAAATAAAACTTTGCAGCGCTGGTTAGTTATATCGGATGTACATCGACCGTTTCACAATCAGATACTATGGCAAAAAGTTTTAAGGCTTATTAGTGAAATGGGAACAACTTTGCACGGCCTTGTTATTGCAGGGGATTATTTAGACTTGTATACATTAGGTTCTTATAATGCCGAATCATTAGCCAACTTATCGGGTTTAACATTACAAGATGAATATATTGATGGATTGCAGGGAATTGATGAACTTAACGGCGTGTTTAAAGGCGCTAAGAAATTATTTCTATTTGGCAACCATGAAGACCGTTATTTCAGACACATAAAAGAAAAGGACAATGCGAAATACGGCGGCGCTTTAATAAATCCTACTGAAGCGCTTTACTTACATGAACGTGGATGGGATGTTAAAACAGATTGGCAGTCAGACTATTTTACATTAGGCAAACACTTAGACATAGTTCACGGAGTTTATACATCTATTCATGCAGCTAAGGCGCACTTAGATAAAACACAACACTCTGTTATGTTTGGACATACACACAGGGTTCAATGCTATCATACTGGAAACAAAGCCGCGTTTAACATTGGTGGTTTATATGACATTAAAAGCAAAGGGTTTTCATATATGCCAAGGTTTCAACGCCAACTGTGGGCTAATGGTTTTTCGCTTGTTAATGTCGATGACCAAGGTAACTTTTATGTCGAACAAGTTAATGTTTGGGCTGATAAGTTTTTAGCTAATGGCAAGATGTATTAACCATATCGTTGAAGTTAACGACATGGTCTAACGCACAAAAATAGTAGTATAAGGATGTGCAACCCATTTGCCAAAATATCTATAGTTTAAATTCTTTTGCGGCCTTAAACCCATTGTTATTCTATGCTGCCATGCTTTCCACGGCGTTTGATTTATATCTGAATAGTCAAGCCAAAAGTAGCAGCGATTTGTTTTAAGTTCATTGTTTAGCACGGCACTAATAGCATAGTATCTAATCATTGAAACGTTGACAGTTTGTAACCGATTGAAATACCAAAACGTAATATGTTTATTCTTACGGTAAAACCTGCGCACGTTTGGAAAACAATTAAAACTATCATTAAGCACTAACCCCAACAGTATGCTGTCAGGGTTATCAGATAGTATAAGCTCACGAATCCATTTTGATTCTTGCATATTGATTTTTTATTTTGTCGAATGCTTGTTTTTCTAATTGCCGGGCACGCTCACCTGTTACGTTTATCATTTCGCCTATCTGTTTGTAGTCTTTGGCATAATCTTTTAAATACCTATGTTCAATGACTTTATATTCTTTAGTGTTTAGGTCCTTAACAAGATATTTAAATACTTTTGTGCTATCGGATTGCAAAGCCCTTGAATCTGTTTGTGAATCCGAAGCAGGCGTGTAAATTTCGTTGCCTTCATCATCTGTATGGTCAAGGCTTACATATTGCAACATTTCTTTAGCCATTTTGACATAGTGTTCTGATACGTTCATCTGTTTGGCTATTGTTTCAATAGGTTCATCTTGCATGTTTCTAATCTGATGTTTAACAATATGTGCCTTATCGGGATAGCGTATTATATCGCGTTTAGTGTGCATGTATGATTGTATTTCGGACCGCATTCTATAAACAGCATAGGAAATAAACTTATTATCAGATGAACGGTCAAAACTATCGGCGGCCTTAACTAAGCCTATCATTGATTCTGAAATGATATCCATAATATCCACATTTGGCATGTGGTGGCGAAACGCTACAGAAATGGCAAACATCATATTATGATTTATAAGCTGTTCACGTGTTGCGGTGCGCTCTTGTTCAAATGTCAAAGGCTTATATCTATTGGCCTCAGTTAAAAGCCGCTGCAATATGCCTTTCTTTTCGTGTGCTATGTTTAGCTTAACATCAATTCGTTTCATTAACGTAAAATTTTCTAAGGTTTGCAACTTGTTTAGTATTACGCTGGCAAATAAAAGCATCTGAATAAGCACGCTGCCATGAAGTCAAAGATATTTCAGCATCGAACTTAGTAGGGTAAACAATCATAAGTCTGTAATAATCGCCAGCCTGTTCATACATTACTGTATCAAATGGCATAATATTAAGCTGTTCCGCTGTTACGTATTCAGGTGTTTTAGTGCTAAGTATTTGGATGCAATACATAGTGTCTGTTTGCGCATAAGCTGTAGCGCTAAATAGTAAAATAAAAAGTAGTGTTTTCATTGTGTTAAGTTTTAAAAAGTTAAAGATTCGGTTTTGTAGGCTGACCGAAAACCTTTGATGATTTTATAAGCTATCGCATAATTCTATAAATTCATTTTCAGGAAGTCTATTCATTAAAATGTCCATACAAACATCAAAAACCATTTCTGCACCTGCTGAAAAATTATTTGATAGTTTTTTTAATTCAGCAATTAAATCAATAGTTGATAATGTATTTAATTTTTGCGTTGCGATTGTTTTGAAATTTTCAGTTGTCATAATCTTAATTTTTTGAAGTTTAAATAATTCCGTTCCCTTATTTGTTGATACAAAGTTACACCTATTTTCTAAATTCCAAAACTTTTTATTAAAATTTTATAAAATTATTTAAGTTTTTTTGAATTACCTTTGCATATAAAATATACACACATGATATTCAGAAAGCGAAACAGGGCAGAACAGAATGAAAAGAACTTTCAAAAGTGGCTTAAAACCTACATTCCTGAAACAACAAAGCAGCGTATTGAATTAACAAGGGTATTTACTGACAGGGCAGGCAATAACTTTTATATTTTGAAAAACCCTGCAAATTTAACGCGTGAACGTGCGCAAAGGATTGAGGAAGCTATGACCGCTATTGATTTTGGTATTCATAAAAATGAAGTAGTTGAAAAGCTATCGGGTATTTTAGAAACGGTTGAAGATATGCCATGGCAAAACATGACACGCGATAAGTTAAAAGAATTTCATACTAAGTCTAAAGACCAACTGAATGATATTATTTATAGGCTTAAAAGTGTAAAGATAGATGACTTGTTACTTGAAGCTGGTTTATATTTCTTCTATATTGATAACGAAAACCCGTACATAATAAATAGCGAAACCCAACAGCGTAAAATGGATGCGATAAGAAATGATGACGAACTGCGTGCTTTTTTTTTGAACAGTATAGAACAAATCTTGAAAGGTTCGAGCGCTTCAAACGTTTAAATTTTCCAAGGCTAAACAAGATAGACCCAAAAGTAAAACCGATTAAAAAACCGCAAACATTTCAGCACGCTATACAAAAACTAAAAGAACAGAACCGTGAAAATGATTATATAATAACAAAGGGCGACCCTGTGGCAATGCAAAATGTAAGGTTTTGGGTTATACGTGATTATTACAGTGCACTTGAACAGATATTAAAAGATAATGACAGGGCTGAACAAGCTCAAAAAAATATTAAAAAGTAATGGCAGAAATTAAAGACGTTTATAGTTTAGAATTTAATAGCAGTCAGTTTCAGACTGAAATCAATTCAGCAATTCAATCTATTGACCAACTTAACAGCGCTATGGAACAAGGCGTTGATGTTGCCGATGAACTTGAAGAAGCACAAGCCAACTTAGTTAGCGTCTTAAATACTGAAGCTAAAGGCGTTGAACAGTTAAACCAAAAACGTAATGCCTTAGTAAATACACAAAAGCAAGTTAACGCCGAATCAAAAACAGGCGTTGCAGTTGGCAAACAATTAGATGCTACAAATAAACAGATAGCAACCAGCACAGCACAAGCGGCAACACAGCAAAAAAGTTTTGGAGGTCAGTTGTTACAAGGTGCACGTAATATAAATTCAATGCGTAGGGCTGGCATGATGCTTGGCAATTTATTTAGAGTTATTGGTGGTATAAATCCATTTGGTTTATTATTAACTGCTATACCTGCTTTAATATCATATTTAACAAGTGCAACAAGTGCGCAAAATGCTTTTAATGAAGCGGCTGAATCTGCAATTGATACTTATGTAAAAGAAAAAGTTGCATTAGATGATTTGTTTTTTTCTTTAAGTGATGTTAATTTAAAAGGTGAAGACAGAAAAGCTGTTATTGATGAAATAAATAATCAATATGGTCAATATTTACCTAATCTATTAACTGAAGCAAGTACGGCTGAAGATGTTGCAGCCGCTTATGATTTAGTAAATCAGGCTTTAATTAGAAAAGCTATAACACAAGCTAAAACACAAGCATTAGAAGAAGCTACTGCTAAACTTTTGAAGGGTGAAATGGATGCAATGAAAGAAATAGCAGAAAGTCAAGCTATAATAGATGAACAAAAAGCAAAAGGTTATGGTAAGGTATCGCAAGGTGCCAGAGATAATATAAAAAGACAACAAGAAAATATAAAATATTTAAAAGATGAATATCAACAATCTTTAAAAATAATTGACCAAGCATCTAAAGATTTAGAAAAAACACTTATTACAACTTCAAACACAACAACAAAAACAACAAATAACAATACTAATAAAGTTCGTACTTATACACATACAAGTCAAAAACAAACAGTAAAACAAACTAAAGGTTTTTATAAAGAATTGCAAAAATTAGCAGTAGACCAATTGAATAATGCAAGAAAGATTTTAAGTGATGAAGAAAAAGCAAGAATAAAAGGAATACAAGATGCTATTAAAGCAACTGAAGACTTATTAAATTATCAAATATCTTTAACTAATGAAGGTTCAGAAGAACGCATTACAGCCGAAAGTCAATATACAGATGTTTTAACAGATTTATATAAAAGGTATGCTCAAGAACTTGGAATGTCAGAAACTCAAATAAATCAATTTATTGCAGATAGGTTAAAAAACAGAACTCAATTATATGATGAATTTTATACTAATCAATCTGATTTAAAAGCTAATTCA